GTTGCAAATGCAAGTGGCAGCGTGGCTGCGGCAAACGTGACTATTCTCACCACCAGTGATGGGAATACCTCTAACGCCGTGACCAACGCCGCTACTTTGTCTACTGTTACGGGAGCCACTAAATTCCAAGACTTGCCGCTGTCTACAGCCGCAGCGTCTACGGTTTATAACGGCTCTCTGTATGTGTATGTTGGAACAGCAGCCGCTGCCAACAACTCTGTTGACATTACGGTGTACGGTGACGTTGTAACACTATGAGCGCAGTTATCTATGTAACCAATCGTGGCGATACCCAACTCCGTGATGGATATGCTGGTACGTTTTACGACTTCCCTAAAGATGTAACGGTCGAGATTCCGTTAGAAGCCGCAAGGCACATCTTTGGTTACATGGAGCGAGATAAAGTACCGCATCTGACTCGTCTGGGTTGGGTGCGGTCTTTTGCAGAAATCGACAAAGGATTTGAGAAGTTGGCAGAGTTTGAACTCTCTGAACAGCCTCCCGAAAAGAACCGTTCGTTACCCTCGGCGGTTGGCGTAGTAGCTCTGCGGATTGAAAAATCCCCAGAGCGAAAGTCCACCCAAAGGGCCGCTTAACATGGACGCCAAATGGCAACACTCTCTTCCTACATCACGGAAGTGCAGCGACTCTTGCATGATGCAAACGCTGTCTTCTGGTCTACTGCGGAATTAACGGACTACATCAATTCAGCCCGTGAACGAGTAGTAAGAGATACTGGTTGCCTCCGAACCTTACAAGTAACATCAACGCCCATTTCCAACACTGGAGTTGTGGCAATCAACTGGTCTAACGGCCTGACTGTTACTGCCGGACAGTTCATTTTCTCTAACGTCTTTATCTACCAGGTCATCACTGGTGGCGTGTTGGCAACAGATGCACCGCCTTACCCTTCCGGTAACAACGCATTCCCTCCAAGTACCCCGTTCACCAACGGTACAGCCACCCTGCAATACTCTGGCCCTGCTGAGATTATCAATCTTGCAGCTTTGCCTAACGGTATTCAAACGCTGGATGTCCTGAACGTCACCCTGTACTGGGGAAACAGCCGCATTCCTCTGCGCTACTTGCCGTGGAGCCAGTTCAACGCTCAGTTACGTTACTGGCAAAACTATGTAGGCAGACCCATTTGCTTTAGCTCATACGGTCAAGGTCAGTTGTACATCGCCCCTGTACCAGATCAGTCCTACGCTATTGAAGTGGATACGGTCATCTTGCCTACAGCCTTGTCTCTCACCAACCCCAGTGTGGTGGACAGCATTGTTGACCCCTACACCACTCCTGTTGCTTTCTACGCAGCTTACAAAGCCAAGTACAAAGAGCAGAGCTACGGGGAAGCAGAAATTTACAAACAAGAATACGCCAAGCATGTTCAGGCTGTTCTCAACTCAGTCTACACACGCCGCATTCCTGACCCTTACTCGTCCTTTTAATCATGGCAACAGCAGAACAGAAAAAATCATACGCTGTTGTCAAAGCCTTCAAGGGACTCAATACCAAGGCCAACCGCACGGCTATCGACACAGAAGAGTTTGCGTGGATTGAAAATGCCATGCCGATAGGCTCTGGCAACATCAAAATCACTCCCTCCCAGTCTACTGTCAAAGACTCCGGCAACACTGCTGTCTCTTTTGCCAACACTGTCACCTACCTGACCTCTTCCAACTTGGGGCTGAGTGATTACATTCTGGCGTTTGAGGACAACGGACGGGCGCAATACTTCAAGATTGACAGTGCCACCAAGGGTAACGTAGCTGTTGCGGGGACGTTTTCCAACACTGGCGTAACAACTGCCCAGTACAAAAACGAGCGCGTCATCATTGGCGACCCTACAAAAGGCTTGTCATCGTGGGATGGCACAAATGTAGTCAACATCGGCTCTGTAGGCACTATCGGAATTACAAACCCAGGTAGCGGGTACGTTTCTGCCCCTAGCGTGACCATCAGCGCCCCCAACGATGCCAACGGTGTTCAGGCTACGGCTGTTTGCACCATCACAACAGGGGCTGGTGGCCTTGCAAGCATCAACGTAACCGGTGGTGGAACCGGATATACGGCTGTACCAGGCGTGATTATTGGCGCACCTAACGTGGCAGGCGGTCAACAAGCCGTTGCTGTTGCCACCATTTCCGGCGGTGCGGTGGTTGCTGTCAGCGTGACCACACCAGGCTCGGGTTACACCACAGCGCCAAGCATCAGTTTTTCTTCTGGAGCTGCATCTGCTACTGCTGTTGTAGAGACAGGTCAAGTCAACAGCGTCACTCTTACAAATGCAGGTACAGGCTACACATCTCAGCCCACAGTGACTCTTTCAGCCCCGCCAAGCGGGACAACTGCCACTGCAATTGCCCAGTACAACACATTTGCTACCGGCACATTGTCGGTTTTGGTGACTAACGGAGGCACGGGATATGGAGCATCTGGGTCTTTTAGTGTTTCTTTTAGTGGTGGCTCTGGTGGCTCTGGCGCCGCTGGTACTGCTATCGTTAGCGGTGGTGCTGTCACACAGGTAATCATGACCAACCCTGGCAGTGGCTACACATCTGCCCCTACTGTGAGCTTTTCTTCCGGTAGTGGAACAGGTGCAACCGGCACGGTGGTACTCAACAGCGACAGCATCGTGGATGTAGCCACGTTTTCAGGCCGTGTTTGGGTTGCGGCAGGGCGTACTGTCTACTACAGCGCCGCAGGCTCTTACAGCGACTTTACGAGCGTTTCAGCGGGGTCTTTCACCATTACTGACTCCACCCTGCACGGCAACATTCAGGGTTTGCTGTCTGCCAACAACTTTCTGTACATCTTTGGTGATGACAGCATCAACGTATTCTCAGATTTGCGGGTGTCTAGTGCAGGGTTAACCCTATTCACCAACACCAACGTGAGCGCCAGCGTGGGTACAAAACGGGCATTTGCCATATTCCCGTACTTCCGTTCTGTGCTGTTCATGAACGACTACGGTATGTACGCCCTTCTTGGCTCTACCACCAGCAAAATCTCTGACCAGCTTGACGGCATCTTCCCCTACATAGATTTCACTTTGCCGGTGACGGGTGGACAGGTGTTGCTCAACAGCATTTTGTGCGCTGCGTTCTCGTTCACTTACAACGACCCGCTATCCAGCCCCAGACAAATACAGTGTGTCTTTTTTGACAAGAAGTGGTTTGTTACCAGCCAAGGAAGTATTGATTATGTGACTTCTGTGCCTGTGGGTGGGTTGATTTCTCTCTACGGTGTAGACGGAAAAGACTTGTACAAGATGTATGCAAGCACTACAGCGTCCATCAACAGCACCATCAGGACTGCTCTGATGCCTATGGGTGACCCTATACGGACTAAACAGGCTCTGAAGTTTGGTATTGAGGCCACGTTGACCCAAAGTGCGGTATTGACAGTGACGGTGGACAGTGAATCTGGCTCTAGCCCTCCCTATACGCTCAACAATGCTGTCACATGGGTGAATATCAACGGGTCTACGATTACCTGGTTAAATAATTCCAGCTCAACTATTGGCTGGTTGACGGCTTCCGGCTATGCTTTGTACAAGTCAGATGCACAGCAATACGGCAAGTATTTAGGTCTGACAATGACATCATCAGACCCCGCATTTGTGTACAACACATTTGAATTTGAACATGAATTACGAGTGAGGTTCTAACATGGCTGTTCCCTATACCTTTGGCACGGCAACCGCTGCTATTCCGTTGTCTCAACTGGACACCAACTTTGCTACTGCAATCACGTTAGGCAATACGGCTGTCTATCTGGGAAACACAACAACCAGTATCGGCAACCTGACGCTGACAAATGCGACTATCAGTAGCGGTAGCGTGACCATCACAGACTTTACAGCTTCTGGCAATGTCACCCTTTCCGGCGGCACAGCCAACGGAGTAGCGTATCTCAACGGCTCCAAGGTGGTGACCACTGGTTCTGCGCTGACATGGGACGGGTCAACTTTTGGCGTGTCTGGACTTGCAACTATAGCGCTTCAATCTACAAGCGGTTTTGCAGCCATCCGAGGTTATACCGCTGGTAGCGGAAACCTTGTTTTGCAAGACAATGTGGGCGCTGGTATAGCTTGGTGGATTAGTGCAAAAACCGCAGGCTTGTTGGCTATTGGCGGCAATGGAGGCACTGAGCCTTCGGGCGTGATAAACATCAGCTCCGCCGGTAACGTGGGTATTGGGACGACTGCGCCTTCTGCCAAGCTGCATGTGGCAGGTAGCACTTTCCGCCACAACGATGCCACTGGTTCTTACGGCTACACGATCAGTGCGGCCACCAACACCACCACGTTGGCAACACTGTTTGGCGGTTCTTCTTTTGCCATTCAGACAGCGGCAAGCGGCACAAACCAGTTGCTCCTCGACGCCTCCGGCAACCT